AAGAGTAGCCTTTGCTTTGCCTTTATAGCTGTTATTTAAGTTAGTATTGTCTACTACATCCGATATGATTTTGGTAAGAGAATCTTCACTACTCTTTTTATTGGTCTTCTTGGTATAATTATCTCCAATAAAGTTCGAGCATAACAATAAGATAAGTACTATTGCTATTACAGAAGCGAATACTTGATACAATTTTCTCATTTTTATTAAACCTCAATAAAAAATTAATAATTTTTATACTCTATCCAGTATTTCGTCCTCTGTATATATTTTTTCTTCGCCATCTGATAGCTGAAATGTGAGGGTATTATACCCAAGAATTTTTGGTGTTATGGTGTTTCCATGCCAGTTATATGAAGGTCCCATATACTGTATAATTTCAGATGTAACATCTTGATTGGCGCTATCGCTGACTTGGAGAACTGGAGTTGGGCCTCTCCTAGGAGTTATAAGCATTTTGTACATCTTACCGCTTACTACGTAGCTGATTTCGTACGTATTACGGTTTATCTGACGAATACTAGAGTTCATATACTGTAAGAAACTGAGATATAAGACTTGCATAACCATTTGGAGACTAATCAAAATTATCTTGATTTTGTTCTTGTTACTGATTGCAACGAGCGCATTTAGTCTCTTCCATTTCTGGTATTTGCTTGTGACTTCGTTATATACTATTCTGGGTCCATCTAGATATGCAAATCCTCCCATTATTAAGGCTAGAGTAAGTTCGGTGTACATCCTGTTTTTATATATGAGGATTATTTTTTATATAGGTGTTTAATAAATGCCTGAACTCTATTGCGGAAATAACTCCTCAGATGTAGGTTTACTGAATGGGAGTAAGGTGTTGGGAACAAGAAGTAGGTGTTTAAGGAAAGGTGTTGGTCGTGGTATGCGTCTTCCTTATGACCCTACATATCTTGGTGCTTATACTCCTATAGATGGAAGGAACATCTATTGCGGCGACCAGCAGCAGCTTCCTGACGGTTATTCTACTATGGGGAACCTGCCTCAGTGTCTTGTAAAGGGTATTGGTATTGGAAAGAAGAAGAGAGCTGAGAAGGGACCTCCTATAGTCAAGAAATCAATTCCATTCGTAATCTTCTTTATTCTTTCAGGAGCCCTATTTTCAGTTTTGTACTTCTATAAACCCAACATTGTAACTACAACTGATAGTGACAATGTAACTAGTATTGACTGGGTAAAATTCTTATCTTTCTACATACCAACATGCGTTTTGTTGGCAGTAGTAATTTTTCTAATAAATAATAAAATATAACTTACTTCCCTCCTTTGATAAGCCAAGAACTTGATTGTATCTTATCTCCGAAACCATCCCTAAGCTCTATACCTCTCTTATTGCAAACATCTCCTTCTGGTATTGTGTTGTTGTTTTGATCACCTCCGTTACAGAAGTAAGTAGGTTTTGGATCAACGGTTTCTAGTGTTTTACAGACGGTTCTGTCGGTGTCTACAGATTTGACAACATAGTCTACACACTTCAGCTCTGAAATGATAGCGATTCTTTCAGAATCTGGCATAAAGGCTTTCCCCTTCTTGAGAATTGCTTGTTCGTCATTATTGACTATAACCATAAGTTTATCTCCGATCTCCTTCGATTTCTTAAAATATTCGATATGACCCACATGAATCGGGTCAAAATATCCACTTACACATACAATCTTTTCTTCTGACATTTTATATAGATAGTATATATTCTTAAACCTTATCTTCCTAAAGAAATTCTTGTTTCTCTTAAACACCACATACATATATGGATTTTCTGACGAGTACAATGATCATATACATGTCTTAATAGCCTTGGTATAGGCTTACAATCATGACACCAGTATCGTTTACACTCGACACACATATTAACATTATTCTTAACTTCTGAGTGGAAACATAATTCACATACACAAAGATATTCTTGTATATAACGAACTACTTCCTCAGGTATGACGAAAGCGAGTGTACTCATTTTGTAATGCAAATAAATTACAAAAAATAACTTAACTATATTCTCTGTCATATTCTCTATCATATTCTCTTTGGTAATCCATATCGTCTATTTCCGCTTGTTCTTTGTAAAAACGGTGGTATTCTTCTTCTTCAGTTTCACCTAATATCTTCAGTGTGTCGTAATGTTTCTCAAAATAGTACCAAAACATGTGTGACTTTTTGTCAGACTTACTGTTAGGCTTTTTAACAGTATTTTTTTGTGGTGTTGTTGGCATTGTCTTTGATATTAGTTGTTATATAATCTTCTAATAAGTCAAAATTATAAGTGAGTATTTTTTGTTTGTTTATGTATATCATATAGGGCAGTTCCCCTGTATACAGGTGTAATATTGTTAATCATTTTGGTCTGTTCTTCATTAAGTTCCATTATGTCTGTACAGTTTTGAGTACTATCCATAACCAGGATAGTTGTATTTGAGTTGAATATATATTCATCTGGGATATTAACCTCTATAGTTGTATAAATCTGATCTGTTGTTTGGATATGAAGCTTGTCATACTGTTTCTGTTTGTCCTCCATCCTTCTCTTAACAGAATTGTAAAGAATACCTTCCATACTCCTTGAAAATAGAAGAAGAGAACAGAGCATCTTCTCATAGTCGATATCTTTTGGGTTACAAAATTTAGCTACCTTGTTGATAGCATCGTGACACATGTTTTTAAATGTTCTGAGTGAGTCTATACGTGTTGAGGGGTCCATATATGCGGCTCTTACGTACCTTGCTGCATCTACAACATCTTTGAAGATGCAGAGATTGTAAAATGCAGACGTATTAATATTTTCAATCTTATTCCACTCAATTAGGAAAATTTGGTAAGATTGTATGAGGGAAGAAGTATCCTGTTCTTCCATTGGAAGCACAATAAGTGATTGTATGAGGTCCATACAGTATGGTTCATGATCTTTAAAGAGCTGGGATATCTTGATATTATCTGGTATGAGATCAGTTACGTGTTCTATTGCCGATATTCCATCGAAATCATCCCAGCCAGTTTCCCAGTTTATTTTAAGAGGGTTAAACATGTTTTTGACTACTCTTCTTAACACCTTCGCCTTTTCTGTTTTGCGTTTTTCCTTTATTTCTCTGGATACAGTTGTTAGAAATAGTTTGGGGTCGGCCATCCAATCAAAACGATCACTCATGAAACCAGCGTTTGTATGTGCCAGTGTGACCCATAGAGGGCCGTCCTCCATATCCTGAATGTAGGAGAAGCCAAAATCTATGATTACTGGATAGTTTCCAAGGCTGGGGACACAATATTGAGTTTCTTTATCCATAACATACAAGAACACTACATCATTGTTACATTTTTTCATCATAATATTGAACGAGTGGAGATCATAATGTGTAAATTTTTTCTTTTCTTGTGCAAATGATATAGCTAGAAGTACCTGTTTTATAGTAGAGTATAATACATTTTCTGGTAAAGCTTGTTCAGTAGCTCTAATTAAGTTGTGTAGCTTACAACTTTTATCTATATTCTCGCACAGAAGTACCTCTTTCGTGATGGGATGTGTGATTCCATCAATATCAAAAGGATTTCCGCTCTTTTTTATCCTTGGATCTACCTCACACTCTATCTCGCCTATGTATTTACAAAAATGAGGGCAATATGCCGACAACGCGTTTAAGCCTCTCATAACTACACTTTCATGACGAATCAGGTAGTCAATATGTTGGGACAGTTTGAAAACTATACGTTTGCGAATTTCGTCATTTTCAAGGGTAAAAAGCCCCACAAGTCCTTGCTTTCCAACCTTGTCAAAGGTAGTATGGTATGAAAGCCATTCAGACCAGTGTGATGATTTTTTATTATTGTAGTATGACAGAAGTTCGCTATATCCAGATATTTCACTTAGAGGATTTATCATCAGCGTTTTATTTATAGTATCTTCACTTTAAACAATGACAAATGAGGATCTTGGTATTAACGTAAATCTAGGGTTTGACAAACCTGTAAGAAGGGGGTGGTTGATATTTTCGTGGTTATGGGGTGGTGTTGTGACTTTCGATCCTAAACCTTCTTAGAATCATATATTTTGTTTTAAAATACATGATTTAGTACAACCCAGTTCATTAAAAGGGTTATAAAGATATAAAACGTTACAATAAAAATGAACTTCAGCCTTCTTGCCTACATTCTTGCTCTATCTGGGTATTTTACCGATAAATACAACAATTATAATATGAAGTCGTATTTGTCTGCGTACACTAATAATGATAACCATCCTATTGATTTTTTTATTGACTATGTTAACGAACACAGTAAGAGTTACGATACTAACTATGATCTCGAACACGCTTACGACAATTTCGTCAAGAATCTCGAAATTATTAATTCTCATGATGCCAGTAAGCATGGATACAGTCTTGGTATCAACAAGTTTGCAGATATGAGTGCAGACGAGTTTGATTCTATTGTTAAGGGTTCTTGTGTTACAAAGGCTCTTAGGTCTGGTAAGTGCAGTTCTTTCAGTTCTACAAAGACTGATCTTCCCGATTCTGTTGATTGGAGGGATAATAACGCTGTTACCGATGTGAAAAACCAGGGTCAGTGTGGTAGTTGCTGGAGTTTTTCAGCCACTGGGGCTATGGAGGGGGCTTGGGCTATTAAGAACAATGAACTTATTAGTTTCTCAGAACAGCAACTCGTCGACTGTTCGGTTTCTTACGGTGACAATGGCTGTAATGGCGGGTTGATGGACTATGCTTTCCTATATGCTATTGACAATGGTATTTGCTCAGAGGTTGACGTTCCTTATAAGGGTGTCGAGGGAACCTGTACCTCATGCACTAGTGTAGCTTCCATTTCTTCTTGTGTTGATGTCACTTCTAGGAACCAGCTTCACTTGAAGGAGGCCGTTAGCATGGGCCCTGTTTCAGTTGCTATTGAGGCTGACACTTCTACCTTTCAATTTTACAACGGTGGTGTTATTTCTAGCTCTAGATGCGGGACTAACCTTGATCATGGTGTGTTGGTTGTTGGATACGGTACTGAGTCTGACGGTACAATGTATTGGACCGTTAAGAATAGTTGGGGTCCAGGATGGGGAGAGGATGGTTATGTAAAGATCGCCCGTAGTGAGAATAGTTTTGATGCTGGTATTTGCGGTATCGCTCTTCAACCTTCATACCCTGTGTGTTAGTTGTATATACTTTTACAGGATAAAAGGGAAGGTTATATTTTAAAATCACCATTGTACAATTTTTGAATCTGATTATTTTAATTAAAATAATCAGATTAATAAAAAAATGCGAATTAACACTGTATTTATAATTTCGTTAACTTTAATACTTCTTGTAACAGCAGGGTTTATTTTCTTTATAAAACTCAAAAGAGAAGATTATCCTGGAGTTGGCGAACTTTCTAATTATAATCCAGTTCAACATTTCAACGAACAACAACTATTAGACTCTGATAATGTTTTAGAAGCTGTTATGGATAGGTATGACCCTGTGATTGTTAAACCAAGAGGTATCTTAAATGGTAAGTTTAATAAAGGTTACTGTATGTTCTTGTACATGATAATAGGCACTATGTACGTAAAGGAGTTTGCTTGGGACGATATGGCATATAATACAGTAAACAACGATTCAAATTACAATACTAACAAGTTAATATGGCAGATTGGGGTAGCTGAGTATCTTACTAGTAAAAAGGATGGTGGATTTTTGGATGATACGATCAGGAGAATTGATAAGAAGATGGCAATATGTAATGATGAGATATTCGAATGGAGAGAAGGCGGTACTCAGCCTTCTTACGGATGCATGCCCCAGGATGTGCAAATGATGGGTGCTCAGAGAGCTAGAATTGTAAGTGTACTTCAAGACGATTCTATTAAACACAACGCTGTGTTAAACTTTATATTCTCTGAAATAAGACAACTGAATCCAAGTAACCAATCTATACTTGGAGAGATAGATTTTGTAAACGTTTTTGGGGGACCTAGTGACTGGATAAAAAATATTTCTAGAAAATCTATTACCACCAGAACATCCCCTGATGTATATAACTTGGAAAATTCCAATAATAGAAGTTACTTGTCGAGTACCCCTAGAATAAGATCGCAAATGCCATCGTCGGAAAATTTAGTTATATATGAATGGGTCGAGAACTTCGGTGTATGTACAGATACCTCTCCAATTGACTACGGACAGCCTATTGTACGATCATTAGCAAGTGTGTATAAATTTAAAGCAACAAACTCTTATATAGTTTGTGTAAGAGGTCTTGTATATGACGAAGAGAAGACGGTATTGTTCGACGCACAACCAACTTCTCTTTCGAATAACAGAGAAGTTCACACAGGATTTTACAAGGTATTTACTAACAAACCAGAAAAATATGGAGATGGGAATGTCATAGATACCCCGTATGATATAATAAATGGCGTCAACATTTTCAACGCTCAGGGTACTGGTTTTAACAGAAACGATATGTATACTCTTTATGAACAAAAGGGAAGTTTACAAGATCAGTGGAGAAGGTTCTTAGATGGGTTGTCTGTTAATAAACAGACTGATATTGTACTTTGCGGACACTCTACAGGGGCGGGATTTGCGCAAATGATGTTGGTAGACATGCTCGAGTCTAATAGATCATCTTACTTAGACAATATGACGGTTTACCTACTTAATTCACCAAGATGTATTAATGTTGACAGTATGAGAGATATAACCACATCTCTCAATGGACGAATTTATGATGTGCAAAACACAGACGATTTATTGACTTCTTTACCTCTTCCTTATCAGGAAGTTGCTAGTAGTACTAGGTCTTTATACCTAGAATTGGAGGATGGATGGGATTATAGAAATTTATCATATATTGATTATGGTTGGCATTACGCTCACTTCTCAAATACTATAGGATACAACTATAATGTTGATAACTACGTGAAGAACCACTTCATAGAGGGTGCTGATTATGGCATGGATAGACTATTTAGCATACTTTACACACCGACTTTTGATAAAACAACTGATATAATTTACAACGGTATATACCAAACTTTGATAAACCAAAACCAAGTTCCACGTAGCATAGAAGGTAAAAGTGGGTGTTTCATAGGGACTTCTAATCCTTCATATTGGGACAGACAAGATATTCCTGATATTCCTATGTTAACACTCTTTCCTGATTTGTATCCAGAGAAAATAGAGGGAATTACAGAAGAAGAATCTGAATTTACTTTTGCTCTGAAAGCTGTTCTTTTCCTTATCTCCGATTTAGTTACATATAGAGCTACAAATGAATTCAGGAATGCATCAGCTGCTGTAGTTCGGAAACTTGAGAGACATAATTCTGCTATAGAACAAAACAATATTAGGCAATTTGATCGTAGACACAGCTTATGGCATGATCTCTGGACCTTTTTCAATGTTATATTTACTTTTTACATCGCAGATAAACAGATATCTGAAGATCTCAGTGACTTCAGAGACCTAAATACAGGACATAGGTTAAGATCTATACTCAAGATGGATATTAATGTAAATGTTGGAACCTTTAAGGGTACAAGACCTACTCTCAAGGCTATAACAAGAACTTTGTATCTATTCATATGTCCGCCTAACTTGAAAAGAGAAAACAAGAAAATGAATTTCATTCATGCTGCTACTTTCTGTCTACTGAAAAGAGTAAACGTTATTGATGCTTCAACGGTTGGCTATCTTATAGGGTCAAATTACACACAAATAACTGGTGTAGCCTTTTACTCATGTTATAACGCATACCGTTCTAGGTTAGGTATATACAGTGACGAACAGAAAAATTTAGACGTTAGAAGAATAAGAAATAATATAGGGTATGATAACTTCGACTGGAGAATGTGGGAAATGTTATTTGGCGGTGTCGGTACAGCAAATAGAATATTTAGTGCAACGATTGATAAATACCAGCCTATAATGACATTATCTGAATCTTACATGGTTGATGATATTAACACCCAGTTTGGAACATTTTCAAAGAATGGTACTGCAAATGTTGTAAATGTCCTTTGCGAAGAGAATAATACTTGTTCGGAACTAAGTACACCTGGGCAGCCTAACTGTAGACATAACAACAAAAATGTTATTCCGATTCCTGGTTACAACGTCAATAGAACAGCAAACTGTAACTCAGGAGATCTGTTAGACAGAAAAGGTAGAGATCTAAGAGATTCTCTTAATACGTACGATCCTTTACTTAGTCAGACAATTGTTAAAATGTTTGATGAAGGTGTAGATAATTTTACCGCAAGAAAACTAGGCACTGTTCTGACACCCTCTTCAGGAGAGTCTGTTAGTTCTGCTGTACAACTTTCTCGTGATTTCTTTGATTACAATCAAGCTTATGTACAAACAGACATACTGAAAGTAGATGTTCCAGAATATCAGAGTACAGACATCTATATAGTAAATATTAATGGCCTTCCTATTGACAATCTAGAAAAACCAGGACGTGAACTTTTTGATCATCTAACTAGAGATTTGGTTTATGCCCTGAAAACACAAAACTTCGGAAGCATTACTGAAATAATACTGGCAAATTACAATAAGGTTATTGACATCTACAAATGGGCTGGACCACTTGCAATAGGCGGCGGAACTCTAGGTGTTATATTCGGTAGCGCAGCTGTAGCTGTAACAGGAGGTTTAGCTGCCCTAGCAGCAGCTATTGTTGGAATAATACTATGGATTGCAGAGTCATCTGCAGATAATGACATGGCTAGAGCAAGAAAATTGCTTACACTTTTACCTTTCGCTGTAGTGAAAACACTTATAGAGAATCACCCACGATACCCTGACACTGAGGGGAGATTAGAAGGAAAGATTGGTGTTAACATATCTTCTAGAGTTATCAATAATATGGTAAACAAATATATAGATATTCTGATAGGCGAGGAATTTGATATTCTTGATCCTAATTTACCGAATTTCGTAAGTTTCAAACAATATGTAGGCGTGGAGACAGGACAGCCTGTTTACAATGAATATTTTGGTGGAAATAATACCGAAAACAATTTTAACCTTTATTACACTGCTGTACGACTATATGAGAATAGTAAGGAGTTAGTCCTTAAAACTCTACAGTCAGAGATAATAAGTAGTACCAGAGACTTTCACATATTCGTAACTGGGTATGGTACAGGCGGTGGTATAGCTCAATGCATGTTCTTGGACTCTATCAACAAGTTTAGAAATACATGGGGTAGTACCATGAAAGAGAGATTCACACATGATATGATGACTTTTTATACATATGCTTCCCCACGTGTGATGAATTCTGAAGTTCTCAATTTTATAGCTACAAAACCTAAGCCTGCTCTATACAACTTGATTAATATCGATGACTATTATACATCTTTTCCAGCTAGTTATCTATCTTCAGTGGGAAGTGAACTTGGAGATCACAAAAGATACTGTTTTTCACATTATCCTTCTACTATGGTGTTTAACGTCCCAAATGGTTTAAAATCTCTACAAGACAGTGATTTTTACTACGGAGGAGGAGGGGATAGGTATAACTACATGAACAAATCTCATCTTCCTAAGACTTATATGCGTGGCTTGTTGGATTTCCACAATAAAGTTTTAGGAGAATGGTTTATGAACAGACTACCAGCATTTACTGATAGTGTGACAGTTATACCATCAACTAACAGAGTGATACCAGGCTTTGGACCTGGAGACAAACCTCCGTCTAAACCATCTAAACCATCTAAACCATCTAAACCATCTAAACCATCTAAACCACATGATCTAAGGAGTTTTAGAAGATCAGGTAAAAGTGGTTCTTCTACATCTACTCTTAGACCTAAGACCGTACAAAATACAATAAAATTTTCGACAAAATAAGACATATAGCTTAATCTGACAATTTAATTCATATTATGAATTAAACTGATAATAAGTAGTATTACAACTTTTTAATAAGATTGGAAAGTACAGGAAAGAAACCTAACTCGTTAATGATTCTATATTTCTCTTTCTTAATTATATCAAGTCTTTGCGACCACCAATCCTCTTCGATTGCTTGTTTAATAATCTTCATAGACCCTTCCTTATCATCTAGATCCAGTCGTACGAAAGCCTTAGAATCTATGTAATCTTCAAGGTTTGGACATCCCCAATAAAAGCAAAGAGCTTCACATAGAATTGGCTCCCATATTTTCTCAGTAGCGTAATTATTCTCACTGTTATTCTCTGCCGATAAACAATATTTATATTTCGAGAATTCTGTCTCTTTACTGTCATTGGTCAAAAGACCTTTGTAGTTGGAAAGTGAATGATAATTCTCCCTTCCGTACACATGGATAAGATCTCCATCCATGGAACTACGGACAAAGTCAACCCTCTTGGTATGACCGTCATCGTATATCTTTTTACTCAAAACACAAACCACCTTATCATGTCTAGAAGTGTTATCTATTTTATTAGGGACCTTAAACTGCCATTGAACACAGTTCAGACTGTTTTTATGCGTAAAAACTTTATGATAGGCTTTAGGATCTGGAATAGCCCATTTACCCCATGTCTTTACACCCCAACGTTTATGCTGATCCTCAACCCAGGGTTCCATCTGGAATATCGTGGTCTTTTTCGGATCATAATAGTCACCTGGTCTAGGATAATTGATAATTACATAATGATCCACGTCATTGTCGGCGTGTGTTATCTCAATATCACCCCAATTGTTCTTTCCATTACACATTACTGACCATTCTTTACATAATTCTTTAGAATCACACCAATTACAAAGCATCTTCACTCTCTTAGTTGTCTTATTATGTATAACTTTCTTGATGTAGAACCCGTCACTCTCACCGAAGTACCTGGATGGGGAAACTTCACTGAGCTTACTTTTGAAGAAACCAAGGGTGTTAAATCCAACACAGTTTGGATCTTCTAGTGCAGTTTGCATCATCTGATTCAGGGTATCTTTCTTGAAATATAAGTCGTTACCATGCTGGTCTTTTCCTGGTATAAATATGAATCTATTCTTAATGTTTTCAAATTGCGGAATATTAGAAAAGTCAATAGAACCCGTGTTACATTGAATATCTGTATCAATCACTGTACCACCCTCATTCCATTCAGATGTACAGATCATTGGTTGACTTTCATAGGTGTCAAGATTAGGAGTTATCTTCATTTGGTAATCGATTCCGTGTCTAATACCGTAAGAAAAAATGAAATCACATAGTATCTGGGCTCCTTTCTTGTTAATACTGTATAAGCAGGTTCCCCCTACATATAAGCTTTTATTCAGCTTATTAAAGTTTAGAACGGGGTCTTCTGTGTCTGTTTGGTACTTTTTGTATGTCTCTTCTGTCTTTTTACTGTTGGTATCGAACATCAAATATGATAGGAATACAAGTTCCTTTGATTTGATATTGGATTTTATCGCTTTGTTTAAGTATGCCTTAAAGTTATCGCATAGTTCTGCGTCATCTTCCATTACTATGTAAAAGTCATTTGTTCTATCTGCTAAAAGAGCTTTCCAAATACCAAAATGTGACAAGGCGCAACCTATGACTCCGACTTTTGATCCGAAGTCGTTGTTCTCAAACATATCTCTAAGATTAGCTGTAGGTTTAAGTTTCTTACCGTCTACAGCATTGATAAACTCATAATTTGTAATTCCATGCTTATCTAACTGAGATTGTATACTTTCCTTTCTATCAGGTCTTCTAGCAAGGTTCACAACCTTAATATAATTAGGGTTACGGCGTTTAAGCCCTAGTTGGTATCCAGAGAAGATGACATCCACCTCATTTACGTGTTCGTTGATGAACTGGTCGATAACCTTCTTTATTTCATGATTTTCACCGCCAAGGTAATCATCCATATACATGATACCACCCTTTACTAGATAAGGAAAGGTATTTCTCATATCCGCAAGAATATCCTGTGGTTCATGACTTCCATCTATATAGATAAAGTTGAAAGTCTCTTTAATGGTTGGTAGGACATTTTCACTGTAATCATAATGGATCTTACACTTTGAAAATTGTTTACTTAGACGGATATTGGTATCAAATATCTCACGTGTACCTCCGTCTACCTGGGGTGTTCCATTATCACCGATAAAAGGGTCGATACACGTCATAGTTGAGTCTGGATGTTCAAGGTAATAATCAGAAAAATGGCACGTAGAGCGTCCCTCAAAGCATCCGATCTCTAGAATATGGTTTTCCTGAGTAGCTTCAAGGTATTTATGAATGTTTTTCTTCAATTCACTATTGGCGAACCAACTAGTTGAAAATTTGTACTCTTTTGTTTCCTTTTTAGAAAACTGGCTCTCATTGTTCAGTGTATATGCGTTATTCTTGTTCTTCTCACTAGTAAGTTTGCCGATATGCTTACAGTTTATGGAGTTCATAAAACCACTCTTATAACCTTTTGACATCCATTTCCTTGCGTAATCCATCTCGAAGAACTGGTTTTCGGTGTTGAAATCTCCCAGATCTAGGATAACACTTGGATCAATCATTGAGGGTCTGAAACTATAATGAGGCCAATAGTGGCAATTCCTATAAGGGAAATTTCGACCCTCTTTGTAATCATGCATACAATAATCATCAGAAACACTGGTAAATCCTCTTGTACCATAGTCTCTAATAGTCTCCCCGTATGAACGATTGTACAGAAGCTGTCTGTGTTGTGTATTACTAGGATTTTCCAAAAAATCTATTCCGATACCAACATACTTATTTTTCTTGAAGAATAGGAAGTCATCCTCCATATGTATCCAATATTTCGGTTGTAATTTTTTCAATTTATTGTATATTATGTTCATACTGTCACGATGTCCCTTCTCATCCTCGTATTTAAAGTAATAATCTATCCATGGGTATGTCTTCTTCATCTTTTGTCTATCTTCGTTGGATGAATTATCATCAACGCAAAACCAGTAATCAATACGATTAATATCAGTCCATGTGTTAAGAATAGAGTTGAGAGTCTGTTGAAAGAGATCGAAACGCTTACATGTTGTAAATGTGATCATGACCAAAGGCTTAGAAGAGTTTTCATGGTGGAAATCGACAGGTTTAATAAGTTCTGATTTAACTTGTTGGAATAAGGTATCCCAGTTACTGTATATAAGTTCGTCTATAGTTCTTCCAGATTTGTCATATTCGGCAATAGTCTCACAGAATTTATCAAATAATGAAGGGTCTCTGAGGTTCAGTAAAGAATATCTGATGAGATCAGGATCGGTACATCCCTCTTTTATAATCTTTTTACTCCAATCGTGTTTATCCGTCATCGTGTTTTATCTAAAACTTTAAAGTTTTAGATCTAGATCAAATTTCTTTCTAATGCATCAATATATACTCCGAGTACATGGTTGTTTAATAAAGATTTCCAGTTTGTACTGAAGAATATAGGTTCTCCGCAGTCATTGTAGAAGAAAGGCTGTTTACTGTTACTCATGTTAGGTGAGACAGATGTAGGTAATGTCGGTATTATGTCAAGGGTATTAAATATGCGATAAAGTTTTAGTTTTGACGTGTTTATGATATCACAGAAAGATTCATCACCTATTTTAGGAGACGCAAATGTATAAGCAGAAACATCATATCCAGCGTTTTTCAAGTCCAGGGCATTGATAGTTGCTATTGCTCCTCCTAGACTATGTCCACATACAATGATCTTACGAGGGTTAATCTTTTTAACAGTTTGAAGCACAGAATCACGAAATTGTTCGTATATATTCAAGAATCCAGAGTGCACATTTGGTTGAGTTTGAACGTTCCTAAGGAATTTAAGTTTAGTCTGTGCAGTGACATTTTCATCCTCTTCTGTGAATATCTCTTGATCGAACTGGAAATTTTGAACCCATTCCTTTACATTCATTGTTCCACGGTATCCAATCCATAATACTTCATCGTTAGACCATAAACAACCGAATACTGGTGTTTTATCCAGACTGTAAACCAGCTCTTCCCTCTTAAGACCTTTCGGGTCTTGAATGTCTAGTTTCTCGATACGGTAAACTAGGTCTGCACAATATCTGGCTACATTTCTTTGATAGTTGTTGGTAAGATCCACTGGGACTGGTAAATCTACTATGGTAGCCTTGCATTCTTCTTCTCCACACTGTATATCATTTGTGAACACGTATTTGAAAGAATTACTTACTTTTTGCGCGCTCAAGATTGATAATACAAATAAGATAAAAATCAGTAAAATTGCTATTATTAACGGCCAGTTCATTTTTTATGTTATACAATCATAAAAATAATCTAAATTTCGCCTTCGTAAACCATCATTGCCTTTCTCATATATAGATCAAACGTAGTATCATCCAAATGTTCCTTATATTCTCCATACATTTCCTCTCTAATAGATGCTATGACACTTCGTAAGAACAGTGAGAAGTTAAGTCTGTTTCCGAAGAATCTGGAAGATTCTGTCATTTCTAAGACTACATTGTCGTTGAAATCTGCTACACATTCTGAGACCTTCTCGTCTCTATTGTCCAAAAGATAGTGTGTAATAAGTTCTGACATTGTTGGGTCCTTAGTTATACAGTCAGAAGAATTCAGTTCCTTGATGTATTGCTCTTTTATTTGTAAGTGAGAGTTGAGCCACAATTCAACCACCTCGTTTAATCTGGAATTATAGAAGATTGAATTTTTATCACACGATATATTTCTAGCTCTGGCATTTAACCTTCCGTATAGATTACTAATAATTTGGTCTTCCCATGAAATTCGTATGTTAAACTCACCAAAACCAGAGATCACATTGATTAAGCGAGTAATGTATCCACTTGAGCATGTTCCAGACATCTCCTGTAATTCTTCTAACATCCTTTTATGCATCTCATCTTGGTATTCATGTCCCATTGTATAACTCCAGACCTTTACAAGAACATTTGAGAGAGAAAGGTTGAATTTGGAGTATAGAGCCCTGTCCATACATATACGATCTAGTGAGATTAGTATCTTGTTATCACGTATATGAAGAGACCTGCATCTTTCATTACAAAAGAGATTTTCATCATTAGTTGTTCCACAGAATTTACACTTTTCTCCTTTGACAATTATCTTATCTTTGTCTTTCTTAATCATTTTCTTAACTTGCGCGGAAACATAATCGAAGTCTATTGGAACCTTGTTTACAGTTTGAATTTGTACGCTAGAGAGGAATTCTAGGGTATGACTTACAGATTCCTCAACTTCTTGTACATGAACGTTTTGAGCGTTTTCAAATATAGTTCTGACTTCACCATCGATTCTGCCAAGACTTATAATTATGTCCTGACCCTTTCGTTTCATTGTAGGTGAACCTAATTGGATCAATACGTCAGCTGCATCTGCCCTCCTATCATAATCAAGTTCTGTATCCTCCGCAAATATTAAGAGCTCCGTTTCAGCAAGAATTCTATCAATCTCTGTTTTCTGTAGAAGGTATTGTGCAGCTAATATCTTGTAATACACAAAGTTTGTAGGATGCATAAGGAAAACTTTCTGAGCAGCTGGAATGTAATCCTCCAGATCTAGCTTCTCGAGCGAGAGGATAGTCTTATATCTGAATTCACACTCTATATCATCATCTGTTATAAAATTAGCAAAGTATTGAGCAGCATTTTCTGCGTATTCTGATGACTTCATCAATATACAGATTATCTCAACTCTGCACGGGGTAGGGACTTCACTATCGAGATGTTGACAAAGCTGATCCAATGCATCATAAGCTGTTAAAGCTCTTGCTTGGTTCCTCATCCTGATTTGTTGATTACTACACTCCTTGATGTCTCGCATCTGATCATCGTCTTCGCTATCACTTTCTTCTTCAAATTCTTCGTGTCCGAGAAGCGTTTTACACGCTTCTATGCGTAAAAAGATAGATACCTTCTCAGATACAGATATATCATACATAAATTTCTCGATAAGTTTAGTACCACTCATATGATACATCCCAGCTAAAGTATTTAGAAGTTCAATAGCATCATCTCCGACTGTGTCCCGCGAGTGATATTCTTCAAAGGCCATTACTCTTGCAGCTGGATCAATAGAGAGATCAAGAACCATTCCGTTAAGGTTTTCATAGTCTATATCATTGATAAAATCCTCCATATCATCAAGTGAATCTAAGTCTATTATTGAAGTCATTTTTACTAAATCCCAAGGTTTGTTTAGATTTCAAATACTTTATAATCATTAGATTCTAAGGTATAATATTTAACAAGTGCTTGTAGCTTGATACGCAGATAAACCTCCAGCTGTTACAGCGGCAATACCTATAGCAGCAATTCCAATTGGGTTTGCAGCTGCTGCCGCAAAACCAAGAAGAGGTAAAGCTGTAGAGAAGAATGCCATTACACCTTTTCCAGTCTTACCAGTACAAGGTATAGGAGGAGGTATAGGTTGACTATCCACACGAGTTCTAATATATTTCTTGTAATCGTCTGGTGATACATCACCCATTCCTCTCATGTATCCAAGCCACCCACCAGCATTGGGACCATACGGTTCTAGAAGATTTTCAAAGGCTACTGCGTCAACAATCATTCCATTCACACTGTAAGTACCATTTACGAAATATACAATAAGAGGACAATCTGGATTGATACCCATTCTAGCTAGAAAGTTATCTCCTCTACCGACACCACCAGCATACCATTGAGAAAGATTATCATCTATACTACCGTCTTTAGGAACAGGTACCAAAAATTCACTAGTACCGTCCTTGCGTAATTCCCATTTCCAACCATCACCAAGCCATTCAGCAATAAGGAATTTCCAGCTTTGAAAGTCTTTAGAAGACGGGTAAACACCGTATTTACTAGTGTCAGTATCTTCTATCGGTTTACCATCGTTGTCGTACATAAGTCGACTGTTATAGTCCTGTGGCTTTCCATTGATCGAGGCGGTGGAAAACCATTTATCAAAAATAGCGTCTCCTCGAGCTGGAGCGGGTTTAATACTTTCACAAACTGACCTAGGTGTTAGACATCCATGCGCTTTACCATCTTCATCAACCCAAGTCTGGTATGTAAATAGATCACCCATAAGAAAGTTAGTCTGAGAAAGAGTCAATGCTCCAACTGGTGTCGTTCTCAAGAGACTTAGATAATATAGGTATCTACTGTAATAAGCAGATATAACGTTAAATAAATTGAACTGATTATTGTATTGATCACCATCGTTCCTCTTCCACCAGTCAAATAAAGGTTTGTAAACAGTTCTTATCATAATGATCTGAGAAATAGTATACAGCACAATAAAAGCCAAGAAGTATATGAATAGTCTGGTCCCCCGAGGCATACTATCAGTATCATCAATATCTTTTATTTTATTCTGTTTACTACTTGAACTAGATTTTCTTCCGCTCATTTATTACCTATCGGTATTTTAATAAAAAATTCATATGATGAGGTTCAACTTTAGAGCGTTTTTGAAACCTCTTCATCAGATGGGCGTGTGCCTTTGGCGTAGGCTTGACATTGTATAATATCATCTTATTAAGAGCCAAAACCTCGAATGGGTCGACGTGTTTGTCTACAGCATCATCTATCTCATCGATAGCTTCCTTGGACATACCTTCCTCCTCAGCCTGCTTTTCCATTTGAGCGTTGATTTCTGCAGCATTTTCTATGGCTTTATTTGAGATCTCCTGAGCATCCTTTTGATTTTTGACACTCTTCATGACTTGATTGACAGACTCATTATTAGTACATTTACTTGCAGTAAGTTTAATTTGAGCGTCCGTCATATCAGTTTCAGACTCGTTTTTAATATCTTCAGTAGCTTCTCTAGCTTTTTCAACAACTACTTTTAGTACCGTATCTGTGGGTTTAGTTTCCAACCTAGCAGCAGTCTCTATATTTTCATTTTTTGTAAATCTAGCCGCTAAGTACTTAAGAAACGGAGTAAGAAACACTGCAGATATATACAAAAGAAATCCTATACCTAGTCCGCAACTAGTACTAAGGAACGCTCCAGAGCCAGAAGAGCGGCCTGTTAGATTTATACAAGTACCTTCTTCTCCGCTCTCAGAAGGTGGATTCCATCCGCAATTATCCTGTTTTTTACATACGTTAGAATCCTTGGTTTTTTTGCAGTCAGGTTGGGATGAGCAACCATTTGTTAAACCTTCAACTATATTTGCACCAGCGCCTGCTATATCTGCTATTCCCTCCCATAGAGGTCCAGCAGCTATAAAAAGTTGTAAAATAATTTTTGTAATTCCCATGAAAATAACGATAATTATTGACCATTTAATAATCTGTGGCCAATTAGGTGAAAACCCACCTTCTGTTGTCTTCGTAGAAGAAGAAGTAGTTTGCATAGCACTTCTTGTATTCATTTATAATAAGATGATATTTATATTCGTTTTATGAAATATAAATACTTAGTAACCTTTTTAGGTACTTAGAGGACAGGGAAACCAAGAGCACCACCGCTGATGCGGATGATGTTGTTGTTGACACAGGTGGTGACGAACTCGAAGGTCTGGGTGCCCTCTTCGAGTTTTGCGGCGGTGATGGCATCGGCGGAAGCCTCGGGGACAACGGAGACGTTGGTGAGCTTTCCGAAGTTGGTGGATCCCATGGGGTCGAGGCAGAGGAGGTCGAGGGAGTAAGAGTAGGAGTGGAGACCAGTGACATCGGGGACGACAGGGGCGTGGTAGTAGGGGTTGACAAGGGAGAAGTAGTCAGATCCCATCTGGGCGAGCCTGTTGGTGTTCTCGTAGATGAGCGAGGTCTGGGCAACAGGGTCGGTTCCAGTAGCAGGGGTGAGGTCAAGGACTCCAGCATCGTAGAGAGGAGAGGCGACGGTGTAGTTGGACCACTCTCCACGGAAGGTGGAGTTCCTGGCGGCGAAGAACAGAACCTTGATCGCGTGCGAGAAGCGGATGTCGAAGGACTGCTGAGGGTTGGTGGCAGGGGTGAACGCCTGGCGAGGGGCGGTCTGGACCTGCTCGATGAGGATGTCCCTCGGGGCGCAGGCCATGCGCTTCCTCTCGTCGTTGGAGACGATGGCGTAGTTGGCCCACACCTGGGTGTTTCCGAGGACAGGGGCGGAGGCGATGTCAGTTCCGACAACAGGGACGCGCCTGACACTGGTGCCAGAGTCCTCAGCGATGAGGAGGTCCTGCCAGTCCCTGAAGGAGAAGGAGATGCGCATCTCGTTGTAGGGAAGGGCCGCGGTGGGGAGGGCAACGCCACTGTCCCTGCTGTAGAAGAAGGGAAGAGGGAGGTTGAGGGTGGCGGCGGGGAGTTCGTTCTTGTCGGCGGCGGGGGTGGTGAGGTCAGCGTAGTTTCCGATCATGTTGTTGTAACCGTTGCGCTTGCTGGCAGGCACAGTGAAGGCCGTCCAGAAGTCAAGGTGGTAGTTGTCGAACCTGGCAGCGACGAGGTCGTTGAAGGTGATGCAGCAATCCCTGATAAGATTGTGCATCAGGTTCCTGGTCCAACGAACACGGGTGGTGGCAGTAGCGGCCGAGGCGTCAACAGAAGGAAGGGCAAGGCGCAACCACGAGTGGAGGAGGTAGTCACCCGCGCGGGAGACAGAGACGGACCACTCCTGGCCGAAGGCAGGAGTTCCAGAGGCACGGGAGAGAACAACAGGCACCTGGGTGAACCAGGTCGCCTTCCTCGTCTCACGGACGAAGTACGCGGTAGCATCAGAGCCGCCGTAAAGGTATTTCTCGATCTCGTCGAAAGTAGCAAGATCGATGAATCCAGAGGTAACATTAGAAGTGCAAATAGAAGCCATTTTTTATATAAGCCAAGATAATAAAAAAAAATAAAAATATTACATGGTGGTATTCTGTACTTAAAAGGTTGAATAAAATCTTATTCAATCTTAAACAAATGAATATATTCACCAATCAAGACAATGTCGAACAATGATCAACAACTAGATATCATAGAAATTCATGATGGTATATTAAGAGATTTTGACGCTTCTTATGCACTATTAGATAATTATAGGAACCGTCTAACAGAGGTACAAATAAGTTTAGAATCTGCGGAATTACCAGAACGTATACGTAATAATTTAATCCAGACACGTGACGAACTTATCGCTAAGATTGATGATATCGAATCGTTGAAGTCGAAGAATTTCTATCTAACGGAAAGTATGTCTATTATAGCGGAATGGAAGGAAATCTTAAAACAGCCTGTTACAGTTAGTTTTATGGGTAAACCGTCAAAGAACAACAAGAAGAAACAGAAGCTGATAAACGAATATATGGAGATTGCTTCTAAACACAAGAAAATTGAGAAGAACGAAAGTTTGAAGGCTGTAGTGTGTAATTGTGGTAATAAGAAAGATTTTGATATCATGGATAACAATACGTATATTTGTAATATGTGTTACACACAACAAACAATAATACGTCACACCTCATCTTACACTGATATAACACGTGTGAACATCTCAACGAAATATATGTATGATCGCAAAGTACACTTTCGGGACTGTATTAACCAATATCATGGTAAACAAAATAGTACAATACCCCAGAAGGTGTATGATGAATTAGAGGAACAGTTTGAATTACATCATATTCTCAAAGGCGATAAAGACTCGCCAAAAGAGGAGAGATTTGTAGATTTAACAAAAAATCACATTTTGATGTTTTTGAAAGAGTTAAAGTATTCAAACCATTATGAGAACGTTCATTTGATTCACTACAACTTTACTGGTGTTAAGCCAGATGATATAAGTCACTTAGAAGAGCAGCTTCTCGATGATTTTGATCAGCTGACAGAGTTATACGATCGCGAGTATAAGCATTTGAACAGAAAGAATTTCATAAATACTCAATATGTCTTATTTCAGTTACTACAAAGACATAAACATCCTTGTAAGAAGGAGGAGTTTGTAATTCTGAAGACTATCGATCGTAAATTCTTCCACGACGAGGTCTGTAAAAACCTGTTTGAGATTCTGGGTTGGAACCATATTCCTTTTTTCTAGATTGTGTATTGTAATAATAAGAATACATAATCATTTTTACACTATATCAATCTGAGACGATTGTATTATTGGTGTGAATCCATACTTAACTACGAGTGTGTCTACAAAAACAATGTAATTTTGTCGTGCCTGTTTTCTTGACATCATCTTGTTATTTTCCCACGCTCCCCACTTGGATCGTTCTTTAACACTAAAAATACTTGGTTGACTAGCTTTATTGTCTCCAAACACACTCTGTTTGTAATATCCGTATAGAATAAGCAGTTCTCCATCGTCAGGTCTACTAGCTAGCCTCTTAACTTTTTCTACAGCATCATTAAAATCTTGAATATCTGTTTGTTCCATATAAGTTATCATTTTTTAATATAATGTCCTCATCTTTTTAAAAATGAAATAAATATTTCTAATGAATAAAGATGTCCGAGGAAATAGGCGAAATTGCAATCATTTTGATGTCTATTAGAGATCAAGTTAAGGTTTTTCATTGGCAGACCGAATCATACTCTAAACATAAAAGTTCTGATGCGTTGGTCAGTGCTTTAACTAATCAAATGGATCTCTTTATCGAGACAATTCAGGGTACACGTGGGATACGTTTGAAGATACCTAAAAGTAATAATATAGTTATAGACAATCAGACAAACACTTCAGTTCTTGAAGTTTTGGAGACATTTAAAATTTGGTTAACTAGTTCTAGTGGGTTATTGAGGTACTTGATGAAGAATGAGACTGATCTATTGACAATCCGCGATGAAATGTTACAGACAGTAAATCAGACTATATATTTGTTCGGATTAAAGTAAAAGTAAAAAAATTGAAATACAAAGTCTTTTGACTTTGTATAATAATAAAATGTCATCAGAAGAAGAAATTAGGTATCGTGTACATGGGTACTCATGGACGTACTCCCCCATGCTTCATCATGTAAGTTTGCCTGTTTTTGGGGTAATTGGTGATATGAGACAAAGAGGAACAAATGGTTCTGAATCTGCATCGTCAAATTCACCTGGAGAACCTGAATATTCAAGTATTGATGTTATATTGACAGTTTTAGGGTCTAATTACGATGATATAATAACGCAAAGGGTTATGGAACAGAGTGCAGAAGAACAAGAGCTTCGTAGGGATAATTCTGTTGAGCTGGTTATTGGTAGTCAAAGATATGATACGACTGACAAGAATATGTCAAACTGTACTATTTGTATGAGGGAATATGAAGCAAATGATTTTGTGACTTGTGTTGAAGGCTGTGGGCATATTTTGTGCACGGAATGTCTTAGAGAATGGGGAAAATATAATCCTTGTTGTCCGATATGTAGGAAATCAATTCGAACTACTAGATAATAAAAAGTTTGCGTAATATAAATGAAGTGGCTAGCTAACATCAATGATATATGGAGTAGGTATGGGTTTGAAATCGTACTTGTTTCCTGTGTTATAGTCATAGTTATATTAGCATTGTATAGGAAAATTACTGGTAAAACTGGATCTTGGTCTAAGGATCGTTACTATGTGATTCCACCTACTTTGACACCTGTAAAAACTATGTCTCGATCGACACCTTCTTATAGTAGTTCTTCGACTCCATCTTCGAATAAAGGAAGTCCTAAGGAGAGCAAGGGGGAAGCTGAGTGCAGGCGTGTACTCCAAGAACTTTTTGGTAGACCTTTTAACAAGGATAGACCAGATTTCTTACGTAATCCAGTGACAGGTGGTAATTTTAACCTTGAGATAGATTGTTACGATCCTCAGTCTAAGATTGGTGTTGAATACAACGGTGTTCAGCATTATGAGTATGTTCCATATTTCCATAAGAACAAGGAACATTTTTTGAACCAGAAATATCGCGATGATATGAAGCGTCGTATGTGTAAAGACGAAGGAGTTACCTTGATAGAAGTCCCTCATACCGTACCAGTAGACGAAATAAGAGCATATCTCATCAGAGAACTGAGAAAGGAAGGAAAATTATAATTTTTTATAATATGTAATTATAAAATGTTATTCGACAGAGTACCGTATTTACAAAATTTATTATACCAGCATGGCTCTTGTATGGGTTCTGCTCCTGAATTTGTATCTAATAATAACTGGATGCGTGTATTAAATATTCTTATGCCAGATGTTTACGCGTCTATAATAAATGATAGTGATCAAAGTAAATTAATAAAAAAAATGGAAAATAATCCAGTTATGGCAGCTTATGGAATATATGAAACATGGAAATTGAGTAAAGTTAAATTTGCTGATATTAAAACATGTGAAATAGATATGTATTTACCTTCAAATCTGACGGACCAATTTAAAAGGGCAACTAATAGTTTGGATAAAGCACGAATTGCTCGAGAGCTTGTTGGACAATTGTTAGTTGCTCATGGCACTGGTTTACAAATAGCAGCTGAAAGTTTAGGATATTCTCAGTATGAATCTATATTAGAAAATGATATAACTAATCTAGGAGGTGTAACACTGATGAATTATTTTTCTTTATTTGCAAAGGCCATATATTTGATTAATATGTATGATAATATTCAGAGCCCGTCTAGCCGAAACATAAATAATATTCTTAGAGAGAGTGTTGAAATTTCATTTAATAAATGTCGCAAAATATTTAAAGATTACACTGGTAGACCTATATCTATCATATTAGATATAAAGTCTTCTGCCGTTACACCAGAAATGCTTAAATACATGATACCAGTAATGAATAATATAGGTATTCATGTGACACATCTAGGATCATTCAAATTTGACCAAATTAGAGATGTTAATGTGGGACAGAGGGTAGATAATATATCTTACGGGCCTCCTATACCAGTGAAATTTTTCCATTCAGCTGGAAATGTACAAAACGCATGTTTAACGAACAAGATAGAATTAAATGATACAGTTAGTTTCAATATAGGAAGTCTGATTACATATGATAGATACGCTAGAGGAGAAGCTAAGAAAAGATCTTATACCATACTTTCATCTACAATAGAACAATTGAAGGGTTTTAAAGATTTTTATAATTTGCATATTTTTGGTTATATACAAGAATTTGATATTGATGAAAGAGCTGCCACAATGTTGATTAATCTTGTAAACGCACGACCTGATATTTTCGATAGTGGTTTTGCATGGGGGAATGTAAATAATAAGAAAATCGCTGGTGAAATTGATCCTGCACTTTTTGACGCAACAACTGGGATGTCTACACAAATACTTGTCGGATCTTTCTGGGATAACAATTTACCTTTTTATAGTAGAACAGCGGTGAGTCAGGATTCTATTGTTCATAGAGTTAATTCAACCGTTGCTCCCGTAACATCAGTTGATTTGGATCAAATACAAGTGAATAGAAACAAACTTAAAATAACATTACAACTTAATTCTAGTTGTAACTCTACTTATAATTTTGAATTACTTATTCCAGGGTGGGTAAGAGATACAAGTGTATTCAGTAATACCCTTAGTCTGAATAATACTGTTACATTAGTCTGGACCAATATAGAAAATGACAATTATTTCGTTCAGATTACAAAAAATAGATTTTGTGGTATATCTGGTACAGTAATGTATAATACTGAGAGGTAATTTCACTAGACTTTTTTACATTAGGTTTCTTCCTCGTCAGAGACTGAGAAGGAAGGAAAATTATAATTTTTATCTCAACATAAAAATTATTCTATGTTGAGATAATAAAGGATGGACATGAAGAAGATATTAAAAGATCCACTTACGTGGATGATCATACTCATTATAATCGGTCTAATAATGATAGCTGTATTGTCTAAAGGCGATGATGGACCACAACCCATAACTTGCAAAAATGATGAAATCAGAACTAGTTGTGATGGGGAGATAATCTGTGCACCTAAATGTAAAGACGACATGTACTTCAACTGTGCAACCAGAAAGTGTGACTGTAAGAGTCCTAATAAATTATGTGAAGGGGGTACTGTTTGTTGTACCGTCTGTGACAATGATATTTGTTGTGCTGCAGATAACCAAATTTCAGTTGATGGAAAAATTAGCTGTTGCCCACCAGGTACATCACCTGATAGTGATACGAAAACCAAATGTCTGACCACATGTGGTCTTGAAGGCGGACCTTGTGAAATAAATCAGACATGTAATAAGTTAACTGGGTTAACCAAAGAGAGTTATGACAATATGATAAAACAGCATTCTTCAGAAAAAACATGGAGAGGTGGTAAGTGGGATGATATCAGTAAGACAGGAGAAGTTTACTTTTGTTCGGATCCCCCTAAATGTATGTGGGAAGAATCACAGGCATTACCTCATTCAGTTGGAGATGCTTATCCTAATTATGATATGTCAGCTCTAGGAGGAGAAGGATTTAATAGTTTATGTCTTCCTAAGGACGGAGATACAAGCTGTTATGGTAAAGCTAAAAGTACATGCGATAGTAGTAAGTGTGATTGGGTTAATATACTGGATAGCTACAGTAAAGATACAGATGGATCATTTGAGAAAAAGTTAAATGAATGGAATAATTATACAGGAAAGAGTATTCTCGGGTATTATTGTGGTGACAACACTACCCCATGGGGACGTCTGGAAAAAGCAAGGAAGGATCCTGCAAGTACTGGATGTAAATGGCAAGATTGTTATAATAGACTTGCAAATACTGGTACTGTAGATATATTATGGGATGAACAGACGAATACATGTAGTTCTCTGAAAACAGGAAATACAACGGGAGGAATTCAGAGTCTTGTTAAGTGTAAAGGTCCAGGTGATCCTTGCTCTTCATGTACCAAGGAAGGTGAATATGCTAATTGTATACAGTGCAACAAAGAAGGAAGTCCTTGTAAGGAATGTGAAGGAGTAGGTGATTATGTTCCTGTTAATAATTGTACATCTACAACTGGATGGAAGTTTGAAGCCTGTAAATCTGGTAATAATAAAGTTATGAAATATGATGCGACAAAAGGAGCTAATAGTGGAAACTGTCCTTGGGGTTGTAATGACCCGAATAGTCAAGAATGTATCGATACAATGTCAGATCCTGCTCAGAAGGAAGTAGAAGGACAAAAATTAGGTGGAACTAGCGAAGCTTGTTTTAATGATGGTCAGATAAAGAATGACGAACCTAATTATTGGAGAGCACAAATTCCACCTACTTCTGTAAATGCATGTGACGTAGATGATGGAAATTACTGTCAGAATCCAGGAAAGGCAATATGTACCTATTCTAAAACACCTTGTGGTGAGGGAGAACAAGGATGTTATGCTACAAAATCAGATTGTGAACGACGTAACAATTGTAAACCAGGATGGATAAGGAATAGTGAGGGAACAGATTGTAATGTTTTCAAATGCTCACAGAATGGTGATTTAGTTAATAAGGATGTCCAAGCAGGTACTATAGCCGAAAATGGAAAAGATTGGTTTCATGTTAATGATTATGAAGGAGCATGTATTAGAACGAATCCTAAGGTAAATCCAAATGAAAAGAAATACTGTAAATATAATGGATTGTTTGGCTGCGATTCTAACCACCCTAGTGAAGATGCGATAGGGAAAAATTACTCAACAAAATGTAGTGGTGGGCAAGACTTGTATTGCGCAGGATCAGCTACGGATACTTTACCTTTTTTTGTTGGGAAAGCTGGTGGTCCAGAATATAAATTCTGTTATCAATTAAACGAAAAACCTTATCCATTCCAATCAGGTGATTTGTTTACGGTAGACGACAATACTAAACCATCTGATACACATTGTATCTGGGGAGGTCCATATGATAGTGGTGACGTTACATACCCTGGACTTCCAATCGATAAGCCTGAGGATGGAGTTCCAAAATATCCTTAAATTTTATAAATACTATATAATTTATTTTTGTTTATATCAGTAAGATATAAACAAATCAGATATTAGTTTACTTTGTAGCGCAGAAGTCAGGAACGGCATAACTACAGATAATGTATAAAGAAGGAGAGGTCAGGCAAAAGAGGAAGTGGATAGCTCTGGAATCAGGATCCTTCTTAGAACACTTCCGAGCTCTAATGATAGCCCAGATAAACAGTGTGAGCCAGATGAGGAGAGCAGCGAGCGTAACCACAGCTGAATTAGAAGAATCAGAGTCGGAGTCAGAAGATCCCTTGGCAGAATTAAGAGCGAGAAGTTCAAGCATTTATATGTAAAAAAGATTTTTTTCGTTCAGAATAACAATCAATCGTTTCTTAAGACTACTCTAGTTCTCAACACCTTCAATCTGAATGGGGTCATCAACTGTATCCTGTGACTCATTCGACTTCTTACCATTAAACTTTTTC